AGAACTGGGTGGCTAGCACTGCCGCCGGTGATTGCGTTGCTTATGTTTGCGACGATCCGGATACGGTGTTCCAAGCTGCGGTTTGCTCGGCCACAACCGTTATTGCTTCTGGCGCTCGCGCCATGATCGGTCAGAACCTTGCGTGTATCAACAACACCGGCAATTCAAATACTGGCAACTCGTTGAACGCACTGCTGGCACCGACGGACACCCCCGCAACCACGGATGCGCTTCCAATTCGTGTTCTGGGTGTTGTGCCTGAGACCGCTGTGTCGCTTGGTACTGCAACGTTCACTAGCATTTCGACCGCCACCGTTACTTGCTCGGCTCTGCCTTTTGCACTGCCCGTAGGTACGGATGTTGGTAGTCTTGCTTCAAACGGGCAGTACATCCCGTCCGGTTCGTTTGTAGATACCGCCGCCTCTGCTGGTGCCACCTCGTTTGTTCTAAATCAAGCGCCTTTGGTGGCGTTTGCTTCTAGCGCAACGTTGGTGTTTACCCAGTATCCCGAGCTGTTGGTTAAGCTCAACTTCGGTCAGCACGAGTATTACGCTGCCACCGCGACGGCCTAAAGGAGTTAAGTCATGGCTATTTCACGCGCACAACTACTGAAAGAACTCCTCCCCGGGCTTAATGCACTGTTCGGTCTGGAGTACAAGCGGTACGGCGAAGAGCACAAAGAGATCTTTGAAACCGAGACCTCTGAGCGTTCGTTTGAAGAGGAGACCAAACTCTCCGGCTTCAGCGCCGCGCCGGTCAAAAACGAGGGCTCTGCTCTTGCGTATGACAATGCGCAAGAAGCCTTTACAGCTCGGTACAACCACGAGACGATTGCTATGGGCTTCTCCATCACCGAAGAGGCGATGGAAGACAACCTGTATGACAGTCTGTCGTCGCGGTACACCAAAGCCCTTGCTCGGGCAATGGCGTATACCAAGCAGGTTAAAGCTGCGGCAATCCTGAACAATGGCTTTAGCTCCGCCGTAACCTACGGTGATGGCCAGCCCCTGTTCTCGACTGCTCACCCGCTGGTTTCCGGTGGTACCAACAGCAACCGTCCTACGACTGGTGCAGACCTGAATGAAACCTCCCTTGAGGCGGCAGTTATTCAGATCGCTGGCTATACGGATGAGCGTGGGCTGCTGATCGCCGCTAAGCCGCGTAAGTTGATTGTTCCCCCGTCGCTGATGTTCGTTGCGACCCGCCTGTTGGAGACTGAACTCCGCGTGGCGACCGCCGATAACGACATCAACGCTCTGAAATCGATGAACTCGATTCCGGAAGGGTTTACTGTCAACCACTACCTAACCGATACCAATGGTTGGTTCTTGACCACCGACGTGCCCAACGGTCTGAAGCACTTTGTGCGGATGCCAATGCAAACGTCGATGGACGCCGACTTTGATACCGGTAACGCGCGGTACAAGGCCCGTGAGCGTTATTCGTTCGGTGTTTCTGACCCGCTCGGTGCCTATGGCTCGCCGGGGGCATAAAAACTCTTAACAAGAGTTTGGGAAAGGGGGCTTGTGCCCCCTTTTCTTTTGTGCTACAACACTGTTATTCCGGGGTTATCCGGGGTGCTGACTGGTCCCGGCCAGACGACATGCAGACAGCGCCTCTTGCTCGCATGTGAGGAATCATGGCAAACACTACTTTTTCCGGCCCGGTACGGTCGCAGAATGGTTTTGAGACCATCTCTGTTAATTCTTCTACTGGCGCTGTTACGGTCGGTCCGGCATTCTCCAGTTCTGGCGTAGTTGCAGCCCCTGTATCGCTGGCTGATGGTAATGCTTCGTTAACCGCCGCTGTTAACGCTGGCCGAATCAACATTGTCCCCAACGGTACGCAGGACAACACCTACACGCTTCCGACGCCTGTTGCCGGTCTGATGTTTACGTTCGTGTATGGCGGCGGTGCTGCTGACGCTACGGACTTCATCATCAACACCGGGTCGAACACCAATTACTTTATTGGTGGTGTTGCGTTTAACGACACCGATGATGGTGCTGCGTCTGTTGTGTTCTCGGACGGGAACTCTAATAGCAAGCTTCAGGTCAACGTCCCGGCTGCTGCGCAGATCAACGTTCTGGCGATTAACGGAACTAACTGGCAGGTGTGGGGTAGCGTCACTGGTGCAACTGCTCCTGCTTTTGCTGACCAGTAATAGGAGTCCGTCATGCAATATGACGTATGGGCAGTAACGCCTGCGACGGACGATGCCTATTATCGGGCGAATGCGTCTATTGCAGGTGCAGGTTCTCTATCCCTACTTGCCAACACGGTCGGGCCTAACGGGTACGGGTACAAAGTCATCATCACCTCGGCTGGTAATGACTCAGGAATCACCTTTACCATTACCGGTATCAAAGTTGGTGATCTAACCAATACCGTTGTTAGTGAAACGCTGACTGGCGCTAATGCCACGACGGTTACATCGTCTAACTACTACGCTCGTGTTGACTCCATCACGGCTAGCGGTGCATCGGCGGGTAATGTAAAGATTGGTACCACCGGGAGTCTTGCGCTCCCCCGGACGCGTATCAAAGGTTTGTATTACGTTGGCACTGGTAGTGCTGGATCGGTCAAGTTCAACACCAATGATCTTGCCAGTGCGCTCCGGCTGCAGATCAACACCCCTGCATCTGCGACGGCTGCAAACAGCCTGTACATGGCAGCAGAGGGCATTCTGACTACGCTAGGGTCTAATCAAGACTACTGCGTGGTAACGCTGACCAACGTGACCTTCTGCACCATCATCTGCGGGTAGCCATGAAGACGCCAGCATGGCAACGCAAAGAAGGCAAGAATCCCTCTGGTGGTTTGAATGCCAAAGGGCGCGCCAGCTACAACAAAGCCAATCCGGGGAAGCCGGGGCTCAAGGCCCCGCAACCGGAAGGTGGCTCCCGACGCGACTCCTTCTGTGCCCGGATGAAAGGCATGAAGAAGAAGCTGACTTCAGCGAAGACCGCGAATGACCCAAACAGTCGGATCAATAAAAGTCTGAGAGCATGGAAGTGCTGAGATGAACGCACAAGAAATCAAAACCGCTGCTGATGGCGCTGCCGTTGTTGTGGGCGTTGCTGGTTTTATGCAATGGTTTCCGCCTGTTGTTGGTTTGATTGGCGGGGTGTTAACCGTAATATGGTTTGCAATCCGAATCTGGGAAACCGACACAGTAAAAGGTTTTACTGGGAGGGCAAATGCCAAGCAAGACCAAAGCTCAGCACAACCTGATGGCGATGGTCGCCAATGACCCCGCAGCTTCTAAACGCCTTGGCATCCCACAAAAGGTTGGCAAGGAATTCATGCAGGCCGACAAAGGCCGCAACTTTAACCGAGGTGGTGACATGAAAGAATCCAAGAAAATGATGGGTAAAGAAGTGGCCTTTATGAAAAAGAAGGGTGCTCCCAAGGCTATGGTCAAGCATGAGATGGCCGAGATGGGCATGAAGAAGGGTGGCTACGCTTCTGGCGGTATGCCGATGGTTATGAAAGACGGGAAAAAAGTTCCCGCTTTTGCAGCCGATGGTCAAGGAAAAATGAAGGCTGGCGGCATGGCCAAGAAGATGATGGGCGGCGGCATGACCTACAAATCCGGCGGTCTTGCTGCTGGTCACAAAGCTGCTGACGGTATTGCTAAGAAAGGCAAAACCAAAGCTATGCAGGTGAAGATGATGGGCGGCGGGAAGTGCTGACATGGACAAAATTAAAAGACCACGCCCGCAAAAAACTGTTCCTCCTATGGACACATTGGTTAAAACTGACCAAGAAGATTTGACGCCTACGCCAGAACAAACGCGCCGGATGATGGAGCAAGTTGAAGAGGAAAAGCGTCAAACGCGAATGAATAAAGCGTATGACGAAGCTGCACCGCGTTCCATGCGTCTTGGTTTTGCCACTGGCGGTTCGGTTAGTTCCGCTTCTAGTCGTGCAGATGGCTGCGCTCAGCGCGGTAAAACCAAAGGAAGGATTATTTAAATGCCTAGCAAAAGCGATCTATACAAACGTGCGTTAGCTGAAATGCGGCGGCGTGGTGTTGATACGCCTGAGCTAGAAAAAATGGCGGGCGAAAGTCCTGCTATGTCTTTTGTTGAGCGCCCGCCAGTAAAAGGTGAACCTTCAGAAGTTGAAGTAAAACGTGCTCCCGTCCGTAAACGTAATCGTTCGGCAGTTGAAGCACTAGGCCCAAGGTCTCCTGTGTATGGTGGATATACCATTACCCCCGAAGAAGGCCCGGAGATGAGGCGAGAAATTAGTGTAGGTACGCCGGATCGACAGCGGTTTTACGACGAAGAAGGCAAAATGTTGGGGTTTGCCAAAGGTGGAATGGTTGGCTCTGCATCTAAACGGGCAGATGGCTGCGCTCAGCGGGGCAAAACAAAAGGAAGGATGATTTAAATGGGGCGCCTTAACAAACCTGCCAAGCCTAATTATCCTTACCGTTCGCCAAATCAAACGAACGCTGAGGATTTGGCGCCTAATTTGCTTGAGGATGTTGGGGCTTCTCAAGCCGCTGATATGCGACGTATTGGTCGCGGGCTGAGCCCTGATGCTACCCCCGGGCATAAATTTAGTGAAGTTAACCGCCGCAGGCAGCAAGAAGCTGGTGGCAGGGCTACATTGCGATCTGCGGGTCGAGCGGGTGCTCTGGGAGCTGCAGCGGAAGTGGGAGAAGCGGTTGGCCGAGAACTTGATCGCCGCAATCCGAAAGTTGGAGAAGCCGCTGAGCGCATGATCGAAGGCAGTGGGGTTGGTTCGCTTATGCGGCGAGGCGCAGTGCCGTCGGGGCGAGTTGAATTCTCTGATGAAGCTGAACAAGAATTCGCCAACCAAGATGTAGAACGAGCTATGAGAGTTGCTCGTGAAAGATCGAATGAAGAACGCGAAGAGCGTAGAGTTAAAACTGACCGCGAACGCGCTTTGAGAACCGGTGCCAAAGAAGGTTACGCTTCTGGCGGTTTTGTACGCAAAGCTGATGGTATTGCTCAACGCGGTAAAACCAAAGGTAGGTTTGTATGATGGCTTCTCGCGGCATGGGCGCAATTGCGCCTAACAAAATGCCTAAGCCAAAGCGTAAACAGCGGCGGGATGATACTGCGTTCTATGAGTACGCAGAGGGCGGTGAAGTAAAGTCCAAAGTCAACGAGGCTGGAAACTATACGAAGCCGGGGATGCGTAAGACGTTGTTTAACCAGATCAAGGGTCAGGCTACGCAAGGTACTGGCGCAGGGCAGTGGAGCGCGAGAAAAGCACAACTGCTAGCAAAAAAGTACAAAGCCGCTGGCGGCGGCTATCGTGACTAAAGCTCCGCAACAGTCGCTCAAAGATTGGGGTAGCCAACGTTGGCGGACCAAAAGCGGAAAACCTTCTTCCAAGACGGGTGAGCGATATCTGCCAGAAGCAGCGATCAAGTCACTCAGCCCCGCCGAATATGCGGCAACGACCAAGGCAAAACGAGCCGGAAAAGCAAAGGGTAAGCAGTTTGTAGCTCAACCTAAAGGCATAGCCCAGAAGACTGCGAGATTTAGATGACCACCTCTGGTACCACGGCGTTTAACTTAGAGTTTACGGACATCGCGGAAGAGGCGTGGGAGCGGGCTGGGCGCGAACTGCGTTCTGGTTATGACCTGCGTACTGCTCGGAGGTCGATGAATCTGCTTACCATTGAGTGGCAGAACCGTGGCATCAACATGTGGACGATTGAGCCGGGGATTATTACCCTGACTCCGGGTCTTAGCACTTACGCACTGCCACTGGACACTATCGACCTACTAGAACACGTTATCAGGACTGGACAAAATACTGCTTCCACCCAAGCAGACTTAAACATTACACGTATCAGCGTATCAACATACGCCACGATCCCAAACAAACTTGCTCAGGGGCGCCCGATTCAGGTGCTGGTCAATCGCCTGTCTGGAGCGGTGTCGCCTACGTCCTCTACTCTTAACGGTGCTTTGTCATCAACGGCTACAAGTATTCCGTTAAACACTGTTGTTGGTTTGCCTGCGTATGGCTTTATCCGTGTTGGCGCGGAAGACATCTTCTATCAGTACATCAGTGGCAACACCCTGATGGGCGTAGCTCGCGGCCAGAACAATACGACTGCTGCCTCTCATCTCACAGGTGCAGCGGTCTATAACCCCAACTTGCCGTCAGTGACGGTCTGGCTTACACCTGATAACTCACAGACGTACCAGTTTGCTTACTGGCGTATGAGGCGGGTACAAGACGCGGGTAACGGTATTGAAACGGGAGACATGAACTTCCGCTTTTTGCCCTGTCTTGTAGCTGGCCTTGCGTACTACATTGCCATGAAAGTGCCCGAGTTGATGGATCGGGTGCAGATGCTAAAAGCGGTGTATGACGAACAGTTTAACTTGGCTGCTGGCGAAGACCGTGAAAAAGCGGCTGTTCGGTTTGTTCCTCGCCGACAGTTTATTGGTAGCGGTGCCTAATGGGTAACAGGTTTGCCAGTGGCAAGATCGCTATCGCCATGTGCGATAGATGCGGGTTTAGGTTTAAGCTTAGAACTCTTAGCGAACTTGTAGTTAAGACTAAAAAGATTAACGTCTTGGTTTGCCAAGCCTGCTGGGACCCAGATCAACCGCAGTTGCAACTTGGTATGTATCCTGTAGATGACCCGCAAGCGCTCAGGAACCCAAGGCGGGATACTACCTACGTAACAGCGGGGGTAAACGCAGCCGGTAACCTTACCGGCGGTTCAAGAGACATTCAGTGGGGTTGGAACCCTGTTGGTGGAGCAAGTGCAAACGACGCGGGGCTGACACCAAACTATTTGGTAGCGGTTACGTCTGTTGGTACAGTTACAATTGCCACGACTTAGGAGTCATCATGGACGCAAAGAAAGCGGTGCATAAGCATGAAGCCAATATGCACCCCGGTAAGAAACCCACAAAGTTTGCCAAGGGCGGAAAAACAAATCTTCAAATGAAGCAGATGGGGCGTAACCTTGCAAAGGTTGCAAACCAAATGAAGCCCATGCGGCGTACGCGTATGACGGGGATCTGACATGAAGAAAAACGGAATGCAGCCCAAACCGGCTCCGAAAGTAGACCTGAAAAACTCAGGCTACCCGGAGAAGAACGTCAAGACCACGGGCGTTAAAATCCGTGGCACTGGGGCGGCCACTAAAGGTGTAATGGCTCGGGGACCGATGGCGTGAACTACACTGAGTTGTCAGCTAATGTTCAGGACATTGTTGAGAATACTTTCACCAATGACCAGATGGCTATGCTTGTTAAGCAGGCTGAGCAGAAGATCTATAACACTGTTCAGATTGCTAACCTGCGTAAGAACGTCTATGGACAATTGACTGCTGATAATCAGTATCTATCGGCTCCTACGGACTTTTTGTCTGTTTATTCTCTGGC